TTAACTATCTTCATACTCTCTCCTTTCATAAGAGTTAATTTTTTAAGGGCTATGCCCTACAACCAGTGAGGGCATAACCCATATTATATTTATTTAGGTAATTTAGATAGAATTAAATCCATCTTCTTATCCATTGTATTTTGCTTGGTTCCCATTATATTTTGCTTGGTTGCCAAGTTTTCAAGCATGATACGAGTTTCATTTTTCTTGTACCAGTCTCTTTTAGATAATATATTCTTATTACCTAATGCTCTTTGTTGCTCTACCCACTCTGATTTTTGTTCAGGTGTTCGTTCAACAAATGATGTTTGAATTGCCATATTAATCTCCTTTCTGACAAAATTTACTATCACTAGAGAGAGGAAATTTTGTTGTCATTCTCCTCATCTCTTTATCTCTATGTTCAACTGTTGATTGTTCTGGGAAAGGAAACTCATAAACATTAGCATAATAACTACCATGTCTATGAGTATCACTATCCACAATCAACTCTTGATTGTAATTTAACATACTATTTAAGCTCCTTAACTATTTCTTTCTTTATAAGTTTAATAAAACTAGAAAGTACTTGTAAATCTTCTTTTGTCTTTGGTAATGATTTCAAACTTTCTTTATAGTTTATAGTAAACTCAACTTTTAGTTTTTCTGGGAACTTAAAAGGATTTAATTGAGTATCATTGTAAGTCTTCTTGATACTATCAATACTTTTATCCCAAGTATCTTCAATTGTTTTACTTATATTCATACTATCCTTTCTGCCTATGAGGCTTTCGCTAAGACAAGCTGAAATAGGCTTATTTATATGTTGCTATCCCTAATCTATCAATCAACATAGATAGGAATATCAACGATTTGAGAGTAATTCGGCAATCAATATATCAATGAATTTAGCTCAATGTATACTGACTACCGAAATATTAATATTATTACTGACATCGGCAAGTGTCTAGCCGCCCAAAGGACTTACGCGACACAAGCCATTTTACTCTGTGTGCTCATTTTAAGATATCTCACACGCAAGTAATAATAAAAACCAACTACATTATCGCTTGGCTTTCACGAAGTGACAGTCAAGTGAAAATGACAAAGACAAAGCCGAATCGCTTGCGATTCGACATTGTATTATTTAATTAACGGGTTTTGATTTCACCCTCATCAAATCGACATCGTTGTCGATTGATGATATAGGGGGGTTAGATACAGGACCATAACAACAACAACAAAAGAAGGAGAACAACATGGCAATATATGGCATTTTCCGAGGAGGGAAAATAGGCTATCGCATGCTTAAAGCCTTATACAAAGGCGGAGGCATAGCGAGAAAAAAAGTAGGCTTATCGGCTAGAGGTTTAAAGCTACAAAAATCAGCAAAACTGGTAGATAAACCTTTTACAGGTAAGCATGGCGGTAAAAGAACCTTTAAAGCAATAAAAGGTGGCTTTGGCAACCAAGCAAGATACAGAGGTGGTCAGGCTATGCAAGGACTTGCTCTTAGAGGAAAAGAAGCAGGCAAGCATATTAGAAAACACCACAAAGCATACGGATGGGGTGCTACTGGAGCAGTAGCTTGGGACATTCTTGACCGAGACGATTAATGACCAAGCCTAAATACGGGTATAAACACGAAAAGAAGGTTCACAAGAAACGTAAGGGTAAACACTCTAAAAAGAAGAATAAGAAAAACAAGAAAAAGGGTAAAGGCAGATGATACCAAAAGATTTATATAAAGTATATACAGGATTAAAATATGCTAGAAGAAGAAAGATTCTTAAAAAAGGACAAGATCCTTTAGTGAGAATGGGTAGAGTTTGGACAAAAGCGTCTAAAAAGAAAAAGGCAGCAATTGTAGCTGGTATTGCTGTACCAAAAGCTGCTATATTTGGCGTAGCATATGCTGGTTCTAAATCAGGCAAATCTGCACCTGTGCCTAAGAAATACATGGCAGGATAATGGCTTATTTACAATCTAAAGTAATAGTAGGACAAAGCCTAAAGTGGCTTTTAAGAGATAGAGCTGCGACTAAAAAGGCAGCAGAAGCTCTGTCTGCAAATTTAAAAAGCCCTAAATTTAGAGCTACCGAAAGAATCATTAAATATAAAAAACAGAAGTATTTTGGATAATGGCAAAACGATCACTAGAAAAACTAGCAGACAAAATTATCAGACTCACTCCTGAGGAAGCTCAAGAGCTGGGTTTAATAATGCGTGCTAAACTTATGCCTGAACAGGCTAAACAACAGGGGTTATTGCAACAGCAGCAAATAACTCCTCAAATGGCACAAATGGGACAAAGACCAGGCGGTAATATGCCCATGCCAACAACCAGAGATGCTGCAGTAAGAGGATTATTAAGATGATAGCACGACTAACTTTAAGTCAAATGGCTAAAGCATATAAAGCTGTTAAAGGTCAAAAAAAAACTAAAAATGCATTAGGATTTAAAGTGCCAAAGAAAACAGGATGGAAAAAACCATTTTTTCCTAAATCTAAAATGTTTCCTGAATATTCGCCTTATGATGTAGCCATAGATTTAGGTTCTGCTGGTGTTTTTGTTGGTGGTGTTGCAGGCTATAAAAAATTGACTAAAAATAAAAAGAAAACAAGGAAAAAATAATGACAAACGTTAATGGAAATTATAAAAAAGGTTGGAGACTTAGCAAAAGATTTAAAGTTGCTGCAGGTAAAACTACAAAATATCTTGCTAAAAAAAAGATCAAACATGGTGCACAGATTTCAAAATATGGTGGACCAACAGCACGTATGTTTAGAAAAACAGGAGTTGCAGCATTGAGCACAGGTAAATTTGCTTTAAGACATGGAGCATTAGGATTTCCAGGTTTAGCTGCTGCTGGATTATATTATGGTGGTAAAAAAATTGCTAAAACTATAGTTAAAAGAGACAGAGGTTTACAATGGGCACCATATAGACAATATAATAAAAAAGGTAGAAAAATTACATAATGATTCCTGATGCAGAACAAAAAACATTCGAAAATGAAGTAGATAAGTCTACTGAAAAAAATCCTAATCATGGAGGTAAACGGGAAGGTGCGGGAAGACCTTTCGGATCTAAAAGTAAACCTTCACTATGGAAATCTATGGAAGAAATGTCCATCAAATATCAACATTCTCCTTTGGATTATCTATTAGCTGTGTTAAACAATCCTATGTCTTCGCCTGAACGTAAAATGTATGCCGCAGAAAAGGCAGCACCTTATGTTCATCCGAGACTTGCATCTTCAACTTCAAGAATAGGATCTGATGAACCAATCGAAATCAAAGTCGAATGGCAAAAAGAGTAAAACTATAAAAATACCCTATAAGCCAAGAAAATACCAAAGAGAAGTTCACGAAAATAAAAAAAGATTTACAGTATTAGTCTGCCATAGACGATTTGGAAAAACAGTTTTAGCAGTCAATGAAATGATCAAGACTGCAGCTGCAAAACCTAGATCATTATGTGCATTCATAGCTCCAACTTATAGACAAGGTAAATCTATAGCTTGGGAGTATTTAAAATTTTATACAAAACCTCTCATGTATTTGGGAGGCAGTAGGAACGAGACTGAATTAAGAATAGATTTATTTAACGGAAGTAGAATTCAAATATTTGGTGCAGATCATCCTGACAGTATCCGTGGAATGGGATTTGACGGAGTTGTTATGGATGAATATGCAATTATGTCCCCCAGGGTATGGACCGAGATAATTAGACCATCCATTTCTGACAAGTTAGGCTGGGTAATGTTTATCGGAACACCAATGGGACATAACCAATTCTGGGAAGTCTATGACTTTGCTCAACGTGGTCATAAAGACTGGATGAGCAAAATGTATAGAGCCTCAGAAACCAAGGTGATTCCAGACGAGGAACTGGCTCAGGCACGTTCCATAATGACCGAAGAACAATTCGAACAGGAGTTCGAATGTTCGTTTACTGCAGCGGTCTCAGGAAGTTATTACGGAAGATTAATAACGAAAGCAGACAATGATGGAAGAATCTGCTCCGTGCCTGTGGATACTAACGTAGGTGTAGAGACGTGGTGGGATTTAGGTATAGGAGACTCGACAGCAATTTGGTTTGCTCAAAGAGTTGGGGAGGAAATACACCTAATAGATTATTACGAAACTTCAGGGGAATCATTGGCACACTATGCTGATAAACTTGAAGAAAAAGATTATGCTTATGAACGTCATATAGCTCCACATGACATAATGGCAAGAGAATTAGGAACTGGAAAATCTAGACTGGAAGTAGCAAACGAATTAGGAATAGATTTTGAAGTAGCTCCTAAATTAGAAATTGATCATGGAATAGAATCTGTGAGAAATATGTTACCGAGTTGTTATATTGATAGAGTTAAATGTAAAATAGGCATAGATGCTATCAGACAATATCGTAAACAATGGGATGATAAGAATCAGGTTTTTAAAAACAAACCGCTACACGATTGGTGTTCACATGCAGCAGACGCATTAAGATACGGAGCTGTACATGATCCAATTGATGTAAGTGAATGGGAAAAACCAATAAAGGTAGATACAAGGTATATAGTATGACAATAATTACAGTATTTGGAAGAATGTTAGGATTAGCAGCAAAAACAAAAACTAAACCTAGGTATGCAACATATGTACGTGCAAGATGGAAAGGTGTAAGTGTTAAAGATGTACCCGAAGGTCATTTAACAACAATGAGTTTTGTAGCTAAAAGTAAGAAATCTTTTGCTAAAAGATTAAAAGCTAAAGGTTTTCAAATGACAAAACAACCTCAACTAAAAGGTGCTTTTCTAGTTAAAAAAAGAGGAGTTAAAAAGGCTCATAAAATGGGATATGGTAGTCCTAGAATCACATGGTGGAGAAGTAAAAGGTCTACTATTGAAAATCTTAAGTGGCCAAAAGGTGGAACAAAATATTCAATTATGACCAGTAAGACAGGAAGAAAAACTGTATCAATAAAAGATATATAATGGCAAAATCAGAAAAAGATATATTAGCAGTTTTAGGAAGAGAGATACATAACGCATCAGGTTTTATTGGTGGGGAATTAGTATCTCGTAGAAAAAAATCATTACAGTATTATTTAGGTATGCCTTTAGGGAACGAACAAGAAGGTCGTTCTCAGGTAATATCCAATGATGTACTCGATACAGTAGAAAGTCTCATGCCTTCCTTAATGAGAATTTTTACTTCAGGAGACAATGTATTTAGTTGCGAGGGTACGGGACCAGAAGACGATGAAATGGCACGTCAATGTTCTGACTACCTTAATTACATATTTTATAAAGAGAACTCAGGATTCCTGGCTCTCTATTCAGCATTTAAGGATGCTTTAATACAGAAGAATGGAATTCTAAAAGTTTATTGGGATGATTCTCAGAAAACTGAGAGGGAAGAATATACAAGATTATCTGATGATGAATTTAACGATCTCGTTACAAATCCAGAAGTTAAAGTTAAAAATCATTCAGCATACGAAGAACCGATTTTAGACGATCAAGGAAAAGAATTAGATAAAGTAATTCTCCATGATGTAGTCATTCATAGAACAAGATTATACGGACAGGTTAGAATTGAACCAGTTCCTCCAGAAGAATTTTTAATTTCAAGACGAAGTAAAGATATTAATTCTGCAAATTTCGTATGTCATAGAACGAACAAAACAAGAACAGAACTTGTTGAAATGGGCTATGATAAAGATCTTGTTGATAGTTTACCTACGGGTAATACCGACTTTTTCACAGAAGATAAATTTATAAGACACCAAAATGTAGATTTCTCACACGGAGTTAGTGAAGGTGATAAAAGTACAAATGATATCTTAATCTATGAGTGCTACATCAAGCTAGATGTTAATGAAGATGGCAAAGCAGAATTATTAAAGATTACAACTGCAGGATCAGGAACAGGTAAAATGATAGATATGGAAGAAGTGGATAACTATCCATTTGTTTCCATGACTCCTGTTATCATGCCACACAGATTTCATGGAAGATCTGTATCTGAACTTGTAGAAGATATACAACTTATTAAATCTACTGTTATGAGACAAATGTTAGATAACATGTATCTAACTAATAACAATAGAGTAGCTGTCCAAGATGGACAAGTGGCGATGGATGATTTATTAACCAATCGCCCTGGTGGAATAGTAAGAACTAAACAACCACCTCAAAATGTAATGATGCCTCTTCCGATGCAACCTCTTACAGAACAAGCTACAGCAATGTTGGGTTATCTGGATTCCGTCAAGGAAACTAGAACAGGAATTACCAGACAATCTCAAGGGCTAGATTCTAATACACTAAATAAAACAGCGACTGGACAAAACCAAATTCTAACACAATCACAAATGAGAATGGAGTTAATCGCCAGAATCTTTGCTGAAACAGGTGTGAAAGATCTAGCCTTAAAAATGTTTGAGTTGGTATGCAAGTATCAACAAAAAGAAAAGATAGTAAGAATACGTGGAAAATATATTCCTATGAGACCTTACGAATGGAAAGACAGAGTTAATGTTACTGTTCAAGTTGGTCTTGGTACAGGATCAAAAGAACAACAACTTATTCTGTTAAACGCTATATTGGAAAGACAAATGCAGGCAATAAACTTACAACAAAATACATTTGGTCCAATGGTTAATCTAAGGAATATATATAATAGTTTAAAGAAATTAATTGAAAATGCAGGACTCAACGGGATAGAACCATACTTTATGGATCCTGATGTTGGTGCTGCACAAATGCCTCAACTACCACCTAAACCACCTACTGAGTTTGAAAAAGTTACATTAGCTCAGGTACAGGGTGAAAATCAAAGAGCTCAACTTAATGCCAATGTAACATTAAAAGAAATTGAAGGCAGAATGAGACAACAATTACTTGATTTTGAAATAAAGATTAAAGAATTAGAACTTAAATACGGATCTAAAATAGATGAGCTTGAACTTAAACGTAGAAGTATGTTAGAACAAGCAGATCTAAATAAATCTGGTGATTTAATGAAAGAGATAGTAAAAGGACAACAACAATTCTTTAACGATGGACAAAATAGAAACACAGGTCAGGGAGGGCAAGCGAGCCCAGGTGCTCCTAAACGATCCCCTACTGAAACAGGCATTTGAAGATCTCCTAGAAACTTATAAGCAGGAGATTTTCCACACAAGTTTTGCTGACGATGAAAAACGTAGATCCCTTTGGATGGCATATAATATG